CCGTGACCGCTGTCGTCATGGTCCAGTTGTCGAGCTGGCCCTGTGTCTTTTGTAAGCCCGCCACCAATATTTGCAGCATGATAGGGGATTGAGCTAAAGGAATTGGCGTAATCCCCGCCGCCGTATAGACGGTGCTATCGTAGGTGACAACCTGTGTTCCTGCCTGCTCAAACAATTCGCGAAGCTCATACTGTGATCGACCAGTAAGCTGCGCAAGGCGGTACATCGCATCTTCATAAACGCCACCCGCCTCCTGATATAGCGTCAACTGCCACGTACTTGCATCCGTCACGCCAAGCTTTGCAATTCGCCGGGCCATGTCGTTGATCAAGGAAGTTTGATACTCCTCATACAGGCCTGTAAGCGCGTCTCCCAGCTCGGCGAGGTAATCAGGAGTAAGCATTATTGACTGCCTTCTTTTTCCCACGAATGCGGAATTTTACTTGCGACAAAAATTTTTCTTGCGAATTCATGGCGCGTTATTTTTCCGTCAAGCCAATCACAAACATCATCACGCAAAACATGGAGAGGATTGTCGCGGCTGAAGCCGCAGGGACGCCTTCCTGTGTGTTCGTCACACCAATTCAACATATCCTTCTGTACGCAGAAGCAAATACTACGAAGGGGCGTATGTTTGGCCATTGCCTTCCTTAGCTCTTCGAATTCTTTTTTGGGCGGCAGCATCCTAAGTACATCGCCAATCTTCATTTTGTCCTCCCTTTCTACGCATCACCTGGCAAACGCAGGGGAGCGCCTCCTGCCGCGCCTGCTGCTATCTCCATGGCATCCTTTTGGTCATATCCCTTATACTCAACCAAGTACCGCCAGAAGGGATACATGCCGGAGACAACCCATTGCCAGGCTTCTTTCGCCTCCTGGGTCTTGTCGCGGGTTGCAGAATCGTCAAACACGATGGTTATTTCCTGTTCTGTGGATAAACCCTGCATTTCGAGCACAGCGCGAACAATCTGCGTAATTGAGCTACGCAAACCGTTTTGATGCTTTTCCATCGCCCGCAGCATCGTGCTGTTTTGTGATACGACCTCGGTTGCTGTCTTGGCGACATCACCCGCAGCGCGTACCCACTTGAAAGCATTTTCGCCGAGACCGATCTGTTGGGCATACACCGCCAGTTGCGCACGCAAGCTTTGCTCATATTCTGCCGCGCGGTACTGTGTTGTTAAGTCCTTTACTTCGACGGTGCCTTTCGCCGTCATATCCATACCAAGGTTGTACACAGCAATGTCATTGGCCTCAAACACCTGTATGGGCTCGCCTGTAGTCTCATCAACGCCGATCATATTAGATGACACGCCTATACGTGGCCGGCCGATCTCCATAGCGGTCTTCGCGCCATCATACGCCAGGTCAATGGACTTAAGCGTGTCAATGCAGTTCGCGTAGATGGACATGCCCATTGGCACATCGGCGATATTGTTCGCGATGTTCGGCTTGACAATCGCGAAATGCGGCTTCTTTGTTGTGTATTGCTCCATGATCCCTGTTGGCGTTGGGTGTGGGCGCAGATCACCGCCCTTGGACCACTCAAAGAAATAGTTGCTGACCGTATAACCGCTTTCTGGGTTTTTCTCGTGGACCATCAAGTACAGCAGCCTTTTTGCCCCCTCGTTGTATGAGGCGGCAAAGGCGCAGCTTTCGATATCGTCATTTCGCCACGAGAGCGGGAATACGCTATCGGCGGTAACATAATCAATCACCGCTCGCCCTCTGTTGTTGTAGGCGACATAGGCCCCACACCCCAATGCCCAGGCGCGCTCTATCAGCACGTTTGTTTGGCGCCAGAAGTCGTTGTCTTGCAGTACGTCATTAACAACCTTGTCCGCTGTGCCATCGCGGAGGTTTACAAAGCACTCATGGTTCCAGATCAAATTAGCCCAATACTCACAGCCTTGCTTTGCCATATTGAGACCAGCGCGTTCCCGAGGAAGCCTTTTTCCCGCGTTATAAATCGAATACCTATGGAAGCCCCTTACTTTGCCCTGGTACCACGATCTCCATTGATCGATGCGCGCGTAATACGCCCCGTTAATTGGCTCGTAGCCCATCGATTTTAGATAATCCAATAGCCGCATTACGCCCACCTCCAATCATTTGCAGTTGCCCCGCCCAAGGCTCAACCGCGTACTCAAAGCTATCTAGGCTGTCAACGTTATAAGTCCCGTCATCCAGCCGTACATCTTCTTGTTTTTTGCTGTCCCATGCTGCGTCAGATAGCGCCCGAATGAGCCGTTCGCACCGGCGCATTATGTAAAAGCGGTCTGTGCCCATAAGGCCGGTCACCAACCGGATACGGCCAGTAATCTGCCCCTTAAGCGCATCGTGTACGGCAATGCCGAGGCCCGCGCGCATGACCGAAGCGCGCAGGCCACGTATCAGGATTTGCTCCGCACTGTCGCAGTAGGCATGTGCGCACACGGGATATGCCGTCTTGATTCGGTGACAAAATGCTACAAATGCTGCATTTAACGTGTCAGGATCTTCTGCCCCGGCAGGGCGGTATTCTTCGTCAAGCACGCAAACATGCTTAAACCCGCGCGTCATGGCGACAGCGGTAAATACGGTGGCGGATTTGTTTCCGCCAAAGTCCACGCCGATGTTGACCTGTACAACGTCCTTCGGTGGTGCATCCACAACATACCGGTCCGGTGTGTTGGCAAACAGGGGATAGATAGCCCCCTCCGCACGCACCCAGCGGCCCAGAATGAAACGATCATAAAATACCCCGACGTACTCGCGTTTTAGGTTCGCGACGTACTCAGGGTCAAGGTAGGGATTGTCATCAATGCCAAATTGCCAAATGGCGCTGTTGATCTCGGTGTTTTTAATGACATCCTCATGTACCCAGTGCGTTGGCGCGTCTGGGTTGGTCGTTGCAAACAGCTTTGCCCCGCGCTCTGACAGGCGCGACAGCAGCATGATATAAAACCCCTGGGGGAATAGTGTAAGCTCGTCACAGTACGCGCCAGCCAGCGTCATGCCGCGTATTTTGCTCTCGCTACGTTCGTCATTTGCGCCTTCCAACCACACACGATGGCCAAAAAGCATGCCGGCCTTCTGCGACAGGCTGTACGTAAAATGCTGCCCAACAAGCTGTTCAAGCAGGTTTAGGCAATTGCGCTTCAGCGCAGTTACCGTTTTCCCACACATTATAAATTCTGCGCCCTGGGGGGCGCCGAAAACGAAGAAGGCCCATTTGAGCAAGCTGACGTATGTTTTGCCGGACCGTACACTGCCGGACAATAGGTTGATGCGCCGATCAGTGGCGCGCAGGAATTCCTCCTGCTTTGGGCTAATCGGAGGCTCGCCCATTTTTTTGAAAATACGACAACAGCGCGGGTAAAATGCCGTTGTCAGCCTGCTGTTGATTGCCGCTAAACATCCCCACATGCTTTCCGAGCAATTCCAAGGCGCGGTTTGCCCCACGGCTGTCAAAGGTGTACTCGCCTGTCTCCACCATTGTCTTGGTAGCAAAATCGAATCGCATAACAGGCTCCGCCTGCATTGATTTATCTACTACGCCCATGAGGCGCAGCATAACCAAATCGGCCGTTATACATAAACGCTCTACCTGTTCGCACTGTAATTCCTTTACGCGCGCGAGAATATTGCCTTTCTTTAGCATTTTACAAGCTTGCGTGCTGGCCGATTTTTCGCTGTACCCTGCACGAATGGCAGCCTTTGTCATATTGTAGTCAATTACATATTCATGCGCAAAGCGCTCGTGCTTTAGGTTTTCTAAAGCTGCCATGGGCTACCCTCCTTTCAAGCATAAGAAAAGCACACCTTTTAGCCTGCCAGCGCGGCAGGTTTTTCCCCATGCAAAAGCCACCTGGTTAGGGTGGCTTTTTGTGGAAAGGAGGTGCACCATGAAGAAAATTTGCTGTACTCTATTCTTGCAAATACATCATAACACAGGACTACCGTCCAATTCCATCCAATCTTCAATTCCAAGGGCCTTAACGGCTGCATTATGGATGTTGTAGCACTGCGCCCGCGAGTAGTGCGCCCTCTCCGCCACGTCATCCCATTTTAGCCCGTCCACATAACGCAACCGCAAAATATCGCGCTGATCCGGGCTTCCCAGCTCTCCAATCGCTTGCTCAACGCATTGCACATGCGTGAGATACTTCTGAATGTTTCCGTGGCCCCTTGCAAATACATCGCAGAGCGCCGTCGCCCCCTCTCCTGGTCTATCATCCAGCGGCAAGCCATCACCGCCAATCCTATCGCCCGGCATGCGGCCAAACTCGGCGAGGGACTGAATAAACTCTAGGCTCTCACGAATATTGCGGGCTTCACGCGCAAGGGACGCACATTTCTTTAGATCGTTGTATGTTAGCAATTGCTCTACCTCCCTGCATATGGTATAGTGATGTTGTCGGTACCACTATGCCTCGCAGGTGCGGGGTTTTTTATTGTTGCATTAAGTCGCTCAATAACTTTGTGTAAACCTAATCGGCATGATCATTTCCTTGCCCCTCCAATCCTTGCCTTTAACGCTACCAGTAGCGCGTCCTGGGTGTCTCTCTTGTCCTCCAGTGCCGCAGTAACATCTTCGTCTAGCCCGCCCTGCACAACCAATCTGTGAATGATCACTGAGTGCGGCTGCCCCTGCCGATACAGCCGCGCGTTGGCCTGCATGTACAGCTCCAAAGACCAGGTAAGCCCGAACCAGATGACGTGATGCCCACCGTCTTGGAGATTCAGCCCGTAGGCACTGGATGCCGGATGCGTCAGCAGAATGTCAACCTCTCCGCGGTTCCACGCCTTTTCATCCTCTGGCGTTTTAAGCTCCCGGACGCGGAGGCCACCACCAAGCTTGCGCAACGCTGAGACAATCCGGGGCACATCGTGCCGGAAACTGTAGAACACTAAAGCATGTTGCCCGTTAAGGCCCTCTACGCACTCACACAGCGCGTCCAGCTTACAGCTATGTACTTCTACCCCGCGCCTGGCAGCGTCGTACACAGCGCCATTACAGAGCTGCAGCAGCTTGTTTGACAGTGCTACGGCGGTAGCTACTGTAATTTCCCCCTCCTCCACCTCAAGCAGCATTTCGCGTTCCAAGGTCCTGTATGCCTTCGCCGCTCTGTCATCAAGCGCTATGGGCACGTCCACGGTCAAGCATTCGGGAAGCTGTAAATAATCCTTCGCGCTCATGCTCACGCAAATGTCCCGGATGGCGTCGTGAACAATATCCGCTGCGCCAGTCTTTGGCGTAAATTCATGCCGGTATGGGTTGTGGTGGAAAAACTTCTCGCGGTACGCTGTTACCGTACTGCCAAGCCGCGCCCCGCTGTCCAGTAAATACACCTGCGCCCATAGATCCATCAGCCCGTTGGGCGCCGGCGTACCAGTCAGCCCGATCAACCGCTGTATTCTGGGCAGCATACCCCGCAATGCCTTAAATCGCTTGCTCTGGCCGTCCTTGAAGCTGGACAGCTCGTCCACGATCACCATATCGAAGGGCCAGGCATTACGATAATAATCCACCAGCCAGCGCACGTTTTCGCGGTTGATCACATAGATGTCGGCTGATCCGGCCAACGCCCGCACCCGTTGCTTTTCAGTGCCAAGCACTACACTAACCCGTAGCCGTTGCAAGTGGTCCCATTTCTGCGCCTCCGCGCCCCACGTGCTTTGCGCAACCTTCTTCGGCGCGATCACAAGCGTCTTGCATACGCAAAATCTTTGATACTTCAGCGCCCATACCGCTGTCAGAGTGATCACCGTTTTGCCCAGGCCCATGTCCAACAGCAGCCCGAGGCGGGAGTCATTGATCGCCCGATCAATGCAGTATTGCTGATACGCATGCGGCACAAAAATCACGCTCCCGTCACCTCCTCCACAAATGCCTTTGCCTGATCCCAGCCCTTCACGGTTCGGACATCGGCCTTATGCCCCTGCATCTGGCCAATCTGGTACTTCTGCAAATTACTTAGTCTTCCGACTTGCGTCTTCAACTCCACAAACACCACCCTACCTCCAGGGGTGATAACAATCCTATCTGGCACGCCTGGATTCCCCGGCGATTCAAATTTATAGTACAGGCAGCCGCGGCGCTTTAGCATATCTCCCATGCGTCGCTCAATGTCCTTCTCCAGCACGTTCACCCCTCCTTGTTACGCTTTTCTCGCGCGCGCGTATATATACGTGCGATTAGGCGAATTAGGCACCCTATATATATACCCCACTCTCTATATTCTCTATTTTATATACCTCATATAGAGAAACTGTAACAACTGTAACAAAAGTACTATAAACCCTTGTGCGGCCTTGCTTTTCCCCTGTTTCACTTGCCGTTACAGTTGCTGTTACAGATTTTTGACTGTTGCGGGCGTTTGTTACAGTTGCAGCGTTGTTACACTTCAACTGTGACACGCAGACAGCTCCTTTGTGGCCCATAAGGCCCCACCCTTTTCACCCCGACAGGTATCCAGCCAAGCTGCTTTAGGATCCCGTTGATCTCGCGTGTATCTGACTGCCGCATGCGCCCTTTGTCCTGTCCGAAGCACTCGCACCAGATCTCTGCGGCGCACACAGATTGCCTCTGCACACCTTCCTGAACGTCTGTCCGTTGGAACTCCCCTGCCCAGTATATCCGCCGTGCGCTGATGCTTCTGTCATCCCAATCGTCGGGGATGGGCCGCTCCAGAAACTCCGCTACGAGTCCCGTTTTCGCGTCGCTTACGCGGTACTGCTCTTGCTTCTTCACCGCGTCTGCCTCAATGCCCGCGGGAAGGAAAAGGGGCTCACCACAGGCGAATCTCGCCTTTGCCTCGGCCCAAATCTGGTCAACATTGCCCGCTAGATCGGTGAATACGTTTAGCCGTCCAGGCGTGTCTAGCAGCGTGACTGGCCAGAACCTGCGGTTTCCTGTGCTGTCCCGAAGGAATTCGTCGTCGTTGGTACTGCCGAAGATAACGCACCGGCGCGGGTACTCGGCGGTATGGCGCCCGTAGGGCTGCCTATATACGTCCGTGGTGCGGCTTAGGAACTGCTTCGTTATATTAACCTCGGAGCGTGTCAGGCCGTTCAGCTCGCCCATCTCCGCTAGCCAGTAGCCCTGTATACGCTCGCTGGCCTCTTTGCCGTCCAGCGCCGCGGGCAGGTCCTCCAGAAACCAACGCCCACCCATGAAGCGTAGAAGGGTGCTTTTTCCCTTGCCCTGCTTTCCAACCAGTATCACCGAGAAATCAAATTTTGTGCCGGGCGTCATGGCCCGCGCCACAGCCGCGACGAATATCTTTCGCGTAACAGTCCGCGTATACGGCGTATCCTCCGCGTTCAGGTAGTCGATAAGCAACATATCCAGCCGCGGCACACCGTCCCACAGCAGCCCGTTAAGGTACTCTTGAACGTCGTTGAAAGCATTCTGCCGGGTAACCGCTGCGAAAGCATCCAGGAGCTTTCCAGGAGAATCAAACCGGTATACTTTTTCCATGTAGCAACGGAGCTGCTGATCGTCTACATCGGCCCACCGCCTGCGCTCTGTAAGCTTAACATCCCAAGGCAAAGGCTTTATCACGGTGACCCGGTCCGCGAATTCATCATAGCCAACACACCCGGCTAAGAGCGGATCGTTTTGAAGAATCATTGTGGCGTTTTCCCTCAGCTTCAGCGGATCTCCGAATTTGTTGGTTTGTAGATTAACCATCCAGTTAGTATCTGCCGCGGGGACGTTGAAGTCATCAAAGGCCTTTTCGTACCGCTCTTGCTGCAATGCCAACTTGACAGCCTCATCAGCAAGCGCAGCCTCACACATCTTTACGTAACTGGGGTAGCGGTTCGTGGGCGTGTTGTCCTTAATGTCTGCGTCGTCATCCAGCATGCCGTGCAGATGCAGCCGCACCATATCAAAGGCGTTGACGAGCTGCCCACTACAAGGATCGGTGGCGTGGTGGCTGTAGAGGAACAGGCCACTGTCATACACAACCGCGCCGCCTGTGGTGCTGCCGCCAGTGAATGTATACCTGCCGTCGCCAGTGTCCACAGGTTCATAGATGCCCGGCAGGAACGCTTCCATGGCCTGATAGACGTTATACACCTTGCAGAAGGCGCCCACCACACCGTGTTTGGTTGTGGGGTCTTCCTGCTTTTTCAGCAGGCGTTGCGTAACTGCTTGAACGCTGGGGACCTGCGGCCATTGTCCGGCGTCGTGCCAGTCGGCATACTGGGCGAGAATCGCGTCAGCATCCAGGAAGGGCTTGTCCGCATAGTGGTAGATGTGTTGCGTGTCGGCGCAGCAGGATGGCCAGTACATCATTCGCACGGCTTGGAAAGTGGTAGGGTCGCAATGCTCGATGCCAACCAGCTTTCCCATCATCCGGGCGATGGGCTCGTACTCGTCCGCCGTGACCGTACGGGATAGCGGGAAGATAGCCCGCAGCCGTGGACGGGTAGGCTCGTGCTTGCGGGTAGAATACACCACGTAGGCGCAGGTCAGCGCTTCCAGGTGTTTTAGTACCGCCTCTGCGCCCATGGAGGGTATAGCGTCCAAGTCCAGCGTGATCAGGTCCCGGCCCTGTACGGCTTTTCCTTTGCGCCTACCCTCTGCCAACAGACCGCCCACAAAGCCGCCTACGTCCTTTAGGTCGTCCTGCTGGCTCTTCTTCATTTGGAGGTATTCCGCTAATGTTTCCTGCCCTCTGGCCGCTGTGGCGAGCCGTTGCACGAACTCGGACCACCATAGCGTTTGTGCGGGCCAGCGCAGGGCGCGGCGGTTGCCTGCCGCGCTGATGGTTATTTGCCTATCGTATTGCATCAGTGTCACCGTCCTATAGTTCTGCGTTCAGTGCGCGTAGGAGGCGTTTTAGTCGGGCTTCGTGTTTTTGTGGTACGGTGATGGCTTCTAGCTCCTTGATGGCGCCCTGGATAATCCTCTGATAGCGTTTTGTGATGTTGATATTCTCATCGCAATCCCCGCAATAATTGGCGTTGTCAATGATCTCTCGAAGAGCGTCCACGGTATCATGGCCCATATGGGTGTCTACAAGATTCAGTACAGTATCGTCATCTTCGGCGAAATACCATTCGCCATCAATCAGCAGTTTTCGCATGGATACCCTTCCTCCCGAATCAATCTTTTTTATAAAATTCGCACGTGTAGCCGTCGCCTTTGAGAACTAACCCTGGCGCCCAGGGTACTGGCTCGGCCATAAGTGCTAGCACATCCGAAAGCTGATCAGGCACACCTTCAAGGATAACTTCATCATGGATATGGAACACAACCGGGTAGCCTTTTGCAGATAGCTTCAGCAATACGTCGGCGAGGCAATCGCGAGCAATGGCCTGAATGATGTTTTCTACCAGCTTCCCGCCGAAAGTGTCGAGGAGCACCCATTTTTTTGTTGTCTGGTCCACACCCCAGTATTTAAGCGCCGGCTTTCCCTCAAAACGACCTTCACCGATTTGCGGACGGGCGTAAAACAGCTTTCGTCCCGAGGGGAGCGTGATTGTAAGAAAATCCTGGTTGGTCTGGTGATGCCCTTCCCGGGTGAAAAGCAGGCCATGGGTGCCTGTTTGCGTGTAATCCCGTACAGCCTCCATAGCGCACCGCTCAACGGCGTACCACAGGCGTACGATATTGGGGTTGGCGCTACGCCAGCGCTGCACGATATCGGGCAGCTCGTCTTCTTGTAACCCCTGTCGCAGGGCGCCCATGTTTACCATGGCATTCACCCCGCCAGCGTACCCCAGGGCCAATGTGGCCACCTTGCCGCGCTGCCTGAGGTCGTATTCCGGATTGCCCTTCCGGATGCGGTCCACCGGTACTCCGAACATCTGCGAAGCAGCGGCCTCATAGATTTTCCCGTGCGTTGCAAACACGTCGTTCACCCACTGTTCTCCAGCCAACCACGCGATGCAACGTGCCTCGATCGCGCTAAAATCTGCCACTAAGAAAGTGCATCCTGGCGCAGGAATGAAGGCCGTGCGAATCAACTGCGATAAAGTGTCTGGAACATTGCCGTAAAGAAGCCGAAGATCAGCTATCCGCTTATCCCGCACGTAGCGGCGGGCCAGGTCCAGGGTACCCATGTGGTTACGTGGTAGATTTTGAACCTGCACAAGCCTGCCAGCGTATCTTCCGGTGCGGTTGGCACCGTAGTATTGCAATAGCCCGCGCACCCTGTCATCTTCGCACCTTGCAACGTCCATAGCGGCATATTTTGTGGTGCTGGTTTTGCCAAACTGTTGGCGAAGCTCCAGCATGCGTTCGGCGCTCTTGTTTTCGACGCCCCCGGCTAGCAGATCCGAAACCGTATTTTTTCGAATGTTGTCCAGCTCGTTGTCCAGCTCATCCTCTAGTGCTTCATTTAGCCAATTAAGTAACTGCTTTTGAGACTTTGGATTTTTCAGCCCACTTATCTGTTGTGCTTCGCCAATCAACTCCGCCTGCGAGGTATCACCACACCACAGGGCCCCATGGACAAGTTCGCGATCCACCATAACGCCGTAGGCGTTCATGAGGGTGTCCAGTTCCCACAGTTTTTGCTCCTGTTCTGGCATAGGCCAGGGGGCTAGTCTCTGTTCAAGTGTCCTTTCGGCCTCTACATCCTGCATACAGTACCGTTTGAACAGTTCCCACTTTTCAGGCTCATGCTGCGGGAAAGTACGGGTGCGCTGTCCGTTAGTTTTGGTTGGCTTTTGCGGCACGCAGAATGTGCGTATCAGTGCCATGCCTGTACCCAACTTGCGCTTATCTTGCGGCAGGCCTACCGCTTCGCAGGTTTTGCCCAGGCCTGCTGTGTAGCCGCAGTACAGGCCGTGCGCCATGGTACACCGCCACTGATCAACGGGAGACGGCCAAATTTTATTGAGGCAATACCACTCAAAAGCGGCGTTGTATGCCCGTTTGATTACATCCGGAGCCTGTAGCGCCGTGATGAATGTCAGCAGCTTCGGGTCGTTCGGATTGTTTACAAGGTCGATCAGGTGTATGGGGCCATCGTCCCAAGCAAAAGCGATCAAGAGAATTTGAAAGTCGGGAGACCGTACGTACTTGTACGCCCCTGCTTTTTTTATGTCGACGCTGCTGTAGGTTTCAATGTCGATTGATAGATTCTTCATTTTTCCACTACCCCGCAATACGCCCAGGCTTTGCCCAGCATGTAATTTTTTCGCCGCCCGTCGCAGATAGGGCAACGCTCAAAAGGTACCCCATAAACGGCCTCTAGAAGATCCTCTTTGGCCCGCTCACGTTTGTTTTCTATCATGACTGCACTCCAGTAAACCATGGTGGCTTGCGTGGACGTGGTGGCAGCGGTATACGTGTTGTTCTTCATTTGGTTCCACCTTTAGAGCCGACCGGGAAAGGCCCCGGTCGGCATTGTGCATTTCAAGCTCCGTATTGGCCCATGGGCTGTCCTGTGAGCGGGTTGATTCCCTGTTGCGGCTGTGGTGCGTAGTTCGGAGTGGCGGGTGTGTAGTCGGGTGTGGCGGGCACCCCGCCGAAGTCGGACACTGCCGTTGTAC